AAGGGAAAAAGCTAGGTATTTTCTATAAATTTAAAGAAGAGCTTGAAATGCTAAAACAAACCTTTGGCAATGAATTGACAACCGATTTACAAGAGTTCGATAATAGCGACAAGAACATTGCGCTTCAGTTCATAAGTGGCAGGGAAGGCTTGAGTTTGAGAAATGCTGACTTCTTAGTAGCTATTAATATCGATTTCAGTGCGGTTACTTATTTCCAATTCAGAGATAGAATGACTACTATGGATAGAAAAGAAAATACTTTGTATTGGATATTTTCAAAGTCGGGCATCGAGCATAAAGTTTATAAAGCAGTTCAATCAAAAAAATCGTACACAAATGATCTCTTCCAAAAAGATTTTAGAATCAAAGCGACAAGCCAAGATAATAGCCAAACTTACTCAAGAAGGTTGGCTTTGCGTTAAATTAATTAAGACAAGTGTAAATGGTATTCCCGACTTGCTTTGCTTAAAAAATGGCGAATCTATGTTTATTGAAGTTAAGCAACCTGATGGTAAATTATCGGAGTTGCAGAATGTGAGAATAGGTCAATTATTGGCATTAGGTTTTGATGTAAAAGTATGGACAGATTATGACACAGACTTTAAACATTAAAGGAACGATTTTAAAGCTCGATTTTAGAGAGCAAGTATCAAAACTAGGCAGACCGTTCAGGTGGTCGGGTGTTCGTTTGTGTACCGATGAGCCGAGCATTTGGATAGATAAACAGCTAACGCATAAGGCTATTTATGATTTTAAATTCTTAGATAAACAAGGCGGTTTTATTTCGTTTAAGATGGATTATTATGGTGTTTTTGAAAAGGTAGTAAATGAATGAATTAAAATGGTGGAAATCGCTAACAACAGAGCAAAAACGGCAGTTAATGAAAGAAAATAATATTACCGTTATGACTTACCACGACATTGAAAGGCTTTATAAACTGTTAAAAAGTTGTTAAAATTAAACTTTTTTCTTTTACATTTCAAAAGTATGTGTATCTTTACACCATAGAAATAACAACTAAAAAATAGAAATTATGAAAACTATCTTCTCAATCACAAACAGAAACTTCAACACATTGGAAAACGCTCAAAAATTTGCATACAAAAACAATCTTGATTATTCTTTAATTTCAGAAAGACAAATAAAAGATTTTCAAGCTCCAAAAAATGTGTTCATCGGAAAAGAAAGCCAAGAACAATATAATTCAAGACGTGCAAACTAATATGAACAACTACGACAACTATATCACAGGGCTATACGACAGCAATAGCCCTATGAACCAACCGTAAGCAGATATATCGCCATCAGCATCGGTGTTATTGTAAACGTTGGCATAAGCCACTACTACTCCTTTTTCTTCGTCTAAGTCTTTTAAATTATAAGACAATTGTTTAAACAACTCCATAATTTATACTTTATAAATTAAATTACCTTCTTTATCTCTTTTTGCTTCAAATCGTATTGTACAACGACAATTAATAACCTGACTTGCTCCTCCTTGTGGGTCTCCTGCATACATTAACTCCCTGCCATCAGCCATTACAAAAGGTTCGTTTAATTCTGCGCTTTGTCCGTTCTCAATTTCATGGTCATGTCGCACTCTTTTATCTTTCAAAGATACCCAAAATTTTAACAATTGCAAATTACTTTTTTGCGCCTCTTGAAACTTAGCAAAATTGCTAGCTGTTGTTGTTTCAGTTACGGCTATACGTAACGCTTGCCATTTGTAATACGTACCGCTTTTACTCGCTATTCTATAAATTAAATCTCTTAATTCAGATAGACTAATTTCGTCTTTTGCAAAAGGCTTTATTTGGTCAACAACTGTTTTAATTAATGTCTGTTGTATCGATAAAATTTTAGCACCCGATTCAGAACTATTGAGAAAGTTAAGGACTTCTTGTAAAAATTCGTCATTAAATAAAATATTTTTAGGCTTGTCTATTTTAAAACGTTTCTTAGCTTGTTTACCAATTGTATAGTATATTTCAACTAACATTGCTTTTACTTTAGCTTCTGTGATATTCGATGCTATTAACGCCTCGTAAGTACCAATACCAAGATTACCCAAAGGAATAGCCAAAAGCATATCTTTAATATGATATTGAATGATTCTGTAAGCTTTACGCTCATAACGCTCTTTTATCTGTAACTCAGTCATTACAATTGTGTTATATCATTCGGGTTATAATCATCAATTCGTTGCTTACCGCTATTAATCCAAACTACATCCATTCCTTCATCATCTAATGACTCATACTTAAATGCAGTTCTAATCTCGTTAGGCTTCAATGGCAAAAGGTTTAACGTTTCTGCCATCTCTTTCATATCCTTTTGCATTTCGGGTAATTCGCTAATATCCCACTCTATTACTGCATTTTCGTATCCTTTGAAACGTGGTAAGAATTTACTATTTAAACCTTCTTCCAATATTTTTAAATCGGGTTGGATATTGTCTGTAACTACTTGTTTACGTGCTTCTCCTGTGTCACTACTTCCTAACCTTGCTTTACCATCGTTGTTAAGCAATTCATCAGACCAACCAAGAACATTACAAATTGTTTTTCTGTCCCAATCTAGGTACATAAAAGGCTTTAATTCATCGGCGGTTAATGAAATACGTGTAAATCCTACCTCAGCACTTGAACCAGCAATACGTCCAAGAGGTGCGCTTGATGCTTGCATTTCTGTTAGTCTATCCTTTAAGCTTTGCGCTTGTTCAGGTGATAAAGGCGATGTTTTACCGTGAATAAAGCCAAATGCACCTCCATTTTGCAATGTTTGAATACCTAAATCAATAGCGCTGTTTTGACTGTTTATATTTCTTAATGCAGCTCTCAAAGGACTCATTCCGTATAAATGCTCGCCGTTAAAATCAAAGTTTGGATTTGGAAATTTAAAGTGAATAATTTGCTCAGCAGGGAATTTAATAAATATTGTTCCTTCTATTAAAACGTATTCTTTAATTGGATTCTCAACACCTAACAATTCAGCTTTATCTTTAATTATTATTTGAACTAAATGAGCAGGCAACACGTATAATTGAACTGGCACTCCCTTATTGACACCCTCCTCAGGCGACATCATATAAAAATAGCAATTACCTGTAATTCTCATATAAACTTTGTACAAAAACCAAATATCAGACCACGTTTGAAGCTCATTTGGTCGCTCCATAGGAAACGCCATTTCTTCGTCTTTGTATGCTTTCGTTTCTAGCTTTATACGTTTGATAAACTGGCTTATCGATAGATTACCCTTCGTAGCTAAATCTAAGTGTTTAAGTTTTCGGTATTGTTCTTTATCATCAATCTTCTTAACGCAATAAGGAACTGATACGGTTTTCGTTGCCATTTGCGAAATACAAGCGTAAACATCGGGATTCATATTATATCCCTTTTCCATATATGTCTTATTATTGGCATCGTAGGACGTGTAAGTACCCCCTATGTATTTCAAAAAGGCTTCGTTAAATAGATTCTTTGTGATGAATTGTTTTATTTTATCGAACATAATACGCTAATTTTCATCAAATTTAATGTTTTTTTTAGAAAGTAAAGAAATTAATTTTAAATTCAAAATACATTCGCATCATTAAGGCATCTGCATAGTCTGGAGAACGTCCAATTAACTCTTTAACTTTCTCTTTACTAAGTATGCATAATTTACCATCACTATCAATTTTATCTCTCTTTACTTGCTCTAATTCCTTTATAATTTCGTCTTGTACTACACCATCTTTGCAATCAATATAAACCTGATTTAATTGCACTAATTCAGATAATTTATAATAACATTGAGATTTTAAGTTTTGGTATTGTACGACCTTATTTTCAACCTCCATAGGTTTAGAATTATTAATAAAGCCCTTGCATCGTAGTACATCAACTACACCTCCGCCTACACCGTCCTCATCGGCTATAATGTTTGATAGTGGCACTTTGTGTTTGTTTGCTAATTGCTTTATAGCGTCAGCAGTTTCAACAATGCTGGATTTATTTAAGCTAAAAATATCAATTACTCTAAACCCAGACCAAACACAAACTACCATTTTATCACTACCATAACGAGCAATATCGGCACTTATGTACTTGTCTCCGTGTTCAACAAAATCGTTTGTAAATATGTTTTGAATTTTGTCATAATCCATTAACTTACTAGGGTCGTTATCAAAACGCCAGTTACCATAGTACAAACGCTGTTTACTTGCTTCGTCTAATGATAATAATGATTCTAAATAAGACTTAGGTAAGTGCGGGTTGTCTTTGGGTAAAGCTTGAATAAACTTCTTATCCTTGTCAATTGATTTATTTTTGTCTTTTAAATAAAATTGCGCATAAACCCAATTTTTAGACGGGTTGCAAGTACCTAACATTTTAGGCATTATTCCAAGTTCTTTTATTTTATAACGAATACGAGACTTTACAATTTGCCAAGCTTTATAGGTAACTTGGTTGCATTCATCTATAAAAGCCCCTGTAATTTCTAACGAACCTAAACTATCAAAATTTGGGTCTGAAGGAAAAGCATACAAATCTTTTAGAAGTATTTCAGATCCGTTTTTCCAGTAAATAATACCAGCTTGTCCGTTGTAGTTAAATTGGTCGGTTATTTTTAATTGTGATGCTAATTCAAAGAAAGTGTTTAGTGTTGTTTCCTTTAATGCTTTCAACTTTGACCTACCCATCAACCAACGAGTACCCGGGTATTTTTGGCACTGTTCAATTAACCAAAGATTACCAAGTGCTGATTTGCCACCACCGGCTGCACCACCGTAAATCAACTCTTTTGTTTCGCTATCTTTTAAGTAATAGACGGCATTCTCTTGTTTAGGTATTAGTTTCATTTGGATCAGTTCCGTTACCTAAAGAAATTATTGTAGTTTTTATTTCTCCTGAATGTTCGTTTTGAACTTTGTTTCCGTATTTAGGAGCATTTAATTTCCCTAATACCCATTGGCGAGCTTCAATTTGCAACTTGCTTCTTTGAATTACGTTGTGATTTGTAAATTCAATACCATCTTTTTCAAAAACATCAGAATCTTGTTTGTCGGCTATTTCAAGTATTTCATCGAACAATATTGATTCTCTGGTCTCGCACGCGCACGCGTAACGTTTTACTTTTTCTTGTGCGTCAATTGTTAAAACACCTAACTCGTCTTTTTCTTCAAGCCATTCAT